GACCATGTTCTCCAGATTTACAAATTCAAGCTGTCCACGATCTTCTGCTTTTTTTACCAGCATCTTTATCACCCCTCACTATTATACCGCATTCTTTCCCTCAATTCGAGAATCTCCAATGAGAAAAAAGGCCACCTTCCGGTGACCTTTTTCGACAGGCTGAAAGCGCCTTGATTGCTCAAGGCGCTTTTGCTGTTTTTTCTTAGGGAAGCGTGGTCCCATCGTCAAAAAGCACGGTTTGGATTTCGTATTCGAACACCAAATTCTCATATGGTGTCGAATAAATCTTCATATGCTCCGTCATGAACTGGTTATAGTCCAAGCCTGTCCCGGTAATCGTCACGCTTTCACCAGCTGGGATCGACTCGTCCGTGTAATCCCATTGCACATCCAGGATTGTCTTTCCAAACATATCCTTGATGTGCATGATTCCTTCAATGCCGCGAATCGTTTTGGAGCTGTTGTTGACAATTTGATAGGGGAGCTCGATGAATTCGCTATAACTTTGTTGCACAATGTTTTTTCCCGTCACTTGAAGAGAAATGTCCTGAAATGGATTTTCTGTCGGTTCTGGAGTAGTTGCCGTTGTCGGAACAGGCGCTTCTGCGGTTGCGTCACCCTCCTCTTGTACAGTTGCAGAGACGGTCAGTACATTTTCTAATTCTTCCACGCGCCCTTCCAATTCGCTGATGCGTTTTTCTAGGTCCGTGGATGCAGATTGTGTGCAGCCGGAAAGCAGCATCAATGTGAGTGACAGCAAAAGAATCCAGGTAGCGGCGGCATGGGTTCGGGTCATGGCAGAGACCTCCTCCGTGTTCTTTTTCTCAAGTATACACACATTGTTCACATTCTGCAAGTTTCACCTCACAGTCTGTCGTTGTGCCTGCCGCAGGGCCTGGCCGATGGTGGGCTCCTCCTTGCCGAAGGTGACGCGAAGGCTCTGCCCGCCGCGCTCGTAGGTCTCCTCGACCGTGAGCACGCGCGCATCCATGCGCACCGAGAGCCCCACCGCCGCGTCGCGCACCTGCACGGTCACCTTGTCCCCGAGGTCCCAGTCCGCTTCGTAGACGAAGGGGCCCGCGGGGCTGATCTGCGCCGTCAGGGTGCGCAGAGGCGAAAACGAGGAGACGTACTTGTGCAGGCCCTCGTACTCCGCCTCGTCCGGCAGCTCGACGTTGCCCACGTCGATCATCTCCTCCGCGCGCGCAAGGCCGGAGAGCGGCTCCTCCAGCACGTTGTGCTCCTCGTCCACATAGCGCACAATCACGAGCCGGTTCTCGTCCTCGCCCGCGCCGCCCAGGTACAGGGCGTTTGTGTAGCCGCCGCGGTCGTAGGTGTAGCTGCTCGTGGTCAAATTGCGGAAGTCCTCTTCAAAAGCCACAAACGTCTCCGCACCGTCCCGGCCGACCGTGAGGTCCCGCCCCGCGGAGACCGTCAGCAGCCAGCGCCGCCTCGGGTAGTCCATGGCCACGTTCCAGCCGATGTCGCAGTACTCCGCGATGTCGCTGAGCACGTCCTGCAAGTTTTCGTACCGCGTCTGCCAGGGCGTCTCCTTGCCGCGCGGCGGATCGGCCGCGGGCTCCAGCTCCAGCAGGGGGATCTTCCGGTATTCCGAGGCGGGGTTCACCATGTGCTTTTCGGCGTAGTGCCGCAGCACTTCCTCCCCCGCGCCGATCACGCGGTCGTAGCCCAGGGCGTCCGGGTCCTCCTGCGCGGTGGGCGGGACCGTGATGCGCAGGCGCGCGATCCCTTTCAGCTCCACGCCCGTCAGCGTCCGGCGGTGGCTGCCGCGGGCGCCGTCGAGCCGCTCCGCGGTCAGGATCGCGGCCTTGTGCCAGGCGTTCCCGATGGTGATGACGCGGCCCACCTGCAGGAGCTCCGCGCCGGCGCAGCGCGTGTCCATCACGATCTGGCAGTCGCCCACGCCCTGCCAGCTGCGCTCCAGCACGCAGGAGGTGTAGGCGTCCACCTCGCCCAGGTACTCCGCCGTGTCCGGGTCAAACACGTAAATGCTCGCCATGTCGTTTTTTCCTTTCCGTTTCTTGGGCTTGATTCCGCAGCGGCGGCGTGTACGCCGCGAGGAAAAAGGAATGGCGCAGGGGGCTTGCCCCCGGAGCCATTCCTTGCTTCCGCTATCCGGCGCGTTGTGCGCGCAGCGCGCGGCGCGCCGGATGTCCCTCCGTGCAAACAGAACTGTTTGCACGGAATCCTCAGCTCACCCCCGCGTATCGGTCCGACCAGAATAACGAGACCTGCACGACCTCCTGCTCGTACTCCGTGTCGCAGGAGATCAGGTTCTCCCCGGGCTGCAGCTGCCAGTAGGCGTGCGTCGGCTTGGTGATGTCGATGAGCGAGAACACACTGCGCGACGTGCCCAGCTGCAGGTCCTCCAGCACGACGGACTTGTGCATGGGGTCCGTGTCGATGGTCAGCACCTCGTAGCGGCCGAGCTCCCGCGTCAGCGTCAGGGACTCGCCTGTGGTCTTGTTGAGGACGGAGATGCGGCTGCACGCGCCGCGGATGCGGATGCGGATGGGCGCGGCGGTGTCGCCCAAGTTTACGATCGTCCGCTCGTAGCCGGAAACGCCGAACGACGCCGGGAACGCCACCGGGAACCGGAACCCGCCACTCAAATACCGCAGGCTGTCCTCGTACTGGTCCAGCCCGGAGAAGAAGGGGTCCGCGCAGGTGAAGGGCAGCGACACGCTCACCACGTGCCCCGGCCGCGCGTGGAAGGACCTCGCCCCCTGCGTGAGTCCGTTGTCCAACTCCGCACCGTGCCGCCTGCGGCGGCCCGGTGTTCCGGCCTGCGGTACTCCCTTCGGGAGTGTCCTCGGCCTCCAGGTTCGCTTCGCTCACCCTCCGAACAAGGATCTCCGTGGGCCCCAGCAGCGGGTTCACCAGGCGGCCCAGCGCCAGGAGGTTCTCGTCCAGTTCCTGCCGCGTCTGCCCGGTGACCAGGAGCGACACGGTCAGCGTCCGCATCTCCAGCAGCGTCTCCAGGGCCGTCGCGCCGCTCTGCAAGACCGCCTGCGCCGTGTAGAGCGTGGCGTCCGCCGTGCCCTGGCCGTCGAGGCTGACGAACACGTATGGGTTCGGCGGCGGCGCGGTGGTGAGCTCGATGCGCTGCCCGTTTGGCGATCGAAGCACAATGCTGCGCATGGTTCTCCTCCTTTCCTCAGTATTTCAGCAGCGTCTGCGCGGCGCCCTTGGTGGCCGCGCGGATGGCGGAGGGGCTGGGCGAGGACCCGCTGAAGTTGTTCGTTTGGTTAATGGTGACGTTGGTCGAGCGCGCGCTGCCGCCGGAGCGGCCGGAGATGGCCCCCTGCGCCGCGCCGATGCCCGCGCTCTGCAGCGAGCTTGCCGCCGAGCGCAGGCTGTTGATCTGCGCCATGGCATTGGCCACGATGGACACGACCGTGGACGCCATGGTCTCCGCCGCGGCGACGATGGCGTCGAAGTGGCTCTGCAAGGCGCTTTCCAGCGCGCCGCCGAGGGTATGCCCTGCGCCGGACCAGTCGTCCTCGTAGGAGAGCAGGGTTTCCACGTCGCGCTGCTGGCCCTCGTCGGTGAGCGCGACCATGGCGTCGTTCTGCTCCTCGCCCGCGCCGTACTGCGCGCCGTAGAGCGCCTGCTGCGCCTCGAGGCTCTGCTCGCCGTACAGGGCCTGGCCCTCCAGCAGGAGCGCGTTCTGCGCGGTCTGCTGCTCGAGCTCCAGGGCGTTGTACTCCTGCTGCTGCAGGTACTGCGTCTCCAGCCAGAGCGTCTTCTGCTCGGCCATGGCCTGCAGGCCCTCGATCTGCGCCTGTGCGCGCTCGCGGATGGCGTCCTGCTCGGCCTTGAGCGCGTCCTTCTGGTCCTGGATGTTCTGCTCGAACTCGCGGTCCGCGATTTCCTTCTGCTTCTGCTCGATCTGCTTTTCCAGCTGCTGCCGGTTGTAGTCGTCCTTCTCGTACTTCAAGGACTCCTGCAGGCGGCGCAGGGCATCCTCATCCTCTTCCTCCTGCTGCAGGCGCTTGCGCTGCTCGAGGAGCTTGTCCAGCGCCTCGATCTCCTTGTCGATGGCCGCGATCTGCGCGTCGCGCTCGGCCTCGATGGCGGAGATCTGCGCGGAGATGCTCTCCTGCATGGCCTCCTGCTCGCGCTGCATGAGCTGGATGCGGGCCTGCATGATCTCGTTGAGCACGTTCTTGCGCTGGGCGGCGTTGAGCTGCTCGGCCGCGAGGATCTGCTCCAGGTGCGCGATGTAGTCCCGCAGGTAGTCGCCGTCCAGGGCCTTTTTCGTCTCGTTGAGCTGCTCGGTGAGGGCCGCGCGCTCCTCGGTGGAGAGCGCGTAGGTCTGCAGCATGTATTGCAGGGCCGCGGCCTGCTGGGCGGCCTCCTCGGTGGTGAGGTTCGTCAGGTCCTTGTAGAGGCTGATCTTGTCCTCGATGAGGGCGCTTTCCTTGTCGTAGAGCTCCTCCTCGAGCCGCCAGCGCTCCTCCGTGGAGAGCTTCTCCTCCTCCAGGATGCGGCGGATGGCCGCGATCTGCTGCTCGGTGACGTCCTGGCCCAGGGCGGCGTAGTGCTCGAGCTCGTCCAATTCCATTTCCCAGCGGGACTTCTCGGAGCCTCCGCCCCCGCCGCCGCCCCCGGTGGAGACGCTCGGCACGGAGATCTCGGGCAGGGAGCTGTCGATCAGCAGGCCCGTCATGGCGTTGCGCAGCTGGGAGAGGACCTGGATGTAGCTCACGGCCTCGGCCTTGGCCTGCGCCGTGGCCTCCGCGCTCTGGATGATGGCGCTCTGCACGGCGATCAGGTTGTCGATGGCCGTGCGCGCGCTCTCCACGGCGGCGCGGGCGGTCTCCTCCTCCACGCCCACCAGGCGCGAGATGGCGTCGATGTTGTTCTCCACGTCCGGGTAGAGGCTGCCGTAGGCGTCGGTCAGCTCCTCCACGGCTTTCTGATACGTCGCCGTGCCCTTTGTGCCATTCTTTACTTCCTCGACGTAGGCGCGCATCTGCTTTGCGGCGCGCTGCTGCTCGGCCGCGCTGCCCGCCGTGTCCACGGCCTCCTGGGCGCTTGCCAGCTCCTCCACGGCCGCGGCCTCCTCCCGCGCCGCCGCGGCGGCTTCCTCGCGGTATGCGGCCATCTGCTGCTCGTCGGCGAGGGTCTGTTGCAGGAGCGCCAGGTATTCCTCGCCGCTCAGCTGCTGCTGCGTGGCCAGCTCCATGGTGTGCTCCATGGCCAGCTGCGTGGCCGCGTCTCGCTCACCCAGGAGCTCGTTCTCCAGGGCGTACTGCTCCTGGAGCTTTAAGCTGGCCTGCATCCTGGCATCGGCGAGCTCCTGCGCGGCTTCGGCCTGTGCCTGCGTGTTCTGTTGCAGGGCGTCGTCGCGGTAGCTTTCCAGCAGGGCGCGCTGCTCCTCGGAGTAATTCTGCGCATACTTGAGCATGTCCGCATAGTACTGCTCCGTCTCCGCCCGCTCCTCGCGCAGCACGTCCAGGCGGTATTGCGCCGCCTCGACCTCCAGCTGTGCGGTATCCGCCATTTCTTGCGCCGCCGCTCTCGCGCTTTGGAGCTTTGCCTCCCGCTCCTTGCGGAGCAGCTCGATGTGCTCGCGCAGGATGTCGTTCGTGGCCAGGATGGCGTTGCCCTCGTTGTCGTAGCCGATGACCACGTCCGGGATGGCCGCGGCGAGCGCCTTCTTGGCGGCCGCGATCTCCTCGGTCGTGGCCGTGCCGCTCTCCAGCACCGCAAAAGCCTCTTCCGCGCTGGCGCTTGCCTCGCCGAGCGTCTGCATCTCGTTCTTCAGGCCCTCGAGCTCCTCGGCCAGCTCTTCCGCCGGGGTCTTGGCGTTCGTGCAGGCCACCGCAAAAGCGGCCAGCGCGCCAATGGCCAGGCTGATCGCCCCGACGACGCCCATGGACGCCTGCAAGGTCCCAAAGGCCGCCGCAAGCCCCGTCACCATGGGGATGGCCCCGGCCACGACCGCCGTCAGCGCCACGCCCGCCGTCGTCGCCGCGACAATGCCCGCCGTCAGCTCCGGGTTGCGCTCGATCCAGCCCGCCAGCGCGTCCACGAGGGGCGTCACCGCCTCCAGCAGCGGCGTCAGCGCGCCCTGCACGGACGCGCCCAGCGCCTGATTGACGCGCAGCGTCGCGGCCTCCAGCGCGGCCTGCTTTCCCGCAAATTCTTCTGCATATCGCGCCGCGTCCCCGACCTGGTAGGCGGTCTCCTGCATGATGCCGTTGTACTCGGCCTGCCGCTTCTCCGCCTGGGTGAGGTTGGCCGCGGACTTGCCGATCGTCGCGGCGTACTCCTCCCACATGACCGCGACGTTCTTGGTCACGCCCGCGTTGTCCACCAGGATGCTGTTCTCGTTCTTGATGCCCTCGGAGGCGCTGCGCACGGCCTCGCCGAGGGAGAGCGAGCTCTGCCGGCCGAAAGCGGCCGCGTCCTTGAGGCGCTCCAGCATGTCCACGGCCTCGTCCGCGGAGAAGCCCCGCGCCAGCAGGTTCTTGAGCGAGGCGGCCGCGTCCGCAACGGTCATCAGGCCGTCGCTGGCCAGGTCCTCCGCTGCGGCCTGCAGGTCGCCGAAGTCCTGGCCCGTGCCCTCGGCCAGGGAGTTCAGGCCCACCATGGCGTTGTTGTATTCGTTTGCCGCCTCGATCGCCCCGCGGATGGCCAGCACGATGCCGGCAAAGGCCGCCGTCGCCGCGGCCGCGACCTGGGCCTGCGCCTGCTTGGTCCTTTCCGCTGCCTCTTCCGCCGCCCGCGCGGCTTCTTCTGAAGCGCGTTTGGACTCCGCCTCCGCGGCGCGGATGGCCGTGATGCGCGCGGTCTGCGCGTCCCGCTCGGCCACGACCTGCTCGCGCGCGGCGCGGGTTGCGGCCTCCTGCGCCTTGCTGGCCGCCGTCTCCAGGGCCTCGGCCTGCTTGAGGGCCGCCTCCGTGGCGTCCTTCTCCAGCGCCTTGTAGGCCGCGTCGTAGGCTGCCTTGAGGCGCTCCGCCTCCTTTTGGGCCGCGCTGGCCGCCTCCGCGGCGGCCTTGGCCTGCGCCTGGGCCGCCGCTTCCGCCGCCTTGGCCTGCGCGCTGCTCAGGCGCTCCACCTGGGCGCTGCTCTTGGCCAAGAGGCTGCGCATCTGCGCCAGCCCCTCCTCCAGGGCCTCGGTCTTCAGGCGGATATTTACAAGCAGCTCGTCCGCGATGGTCTCGGGCATTCCTCTCCCTCCTTTCTAGCGCCACAGCGCGTCGGCGTAGGCCTCCTCGGGCTTCTCCTTGGGGTTGGCCAGCTCGGCGTATTTCGCAAAGACGCGCGTCAGCTCGTCCGGGTAGTACTCCGTGAGCAGCTCCCGCTTGGAGATGCCTAAGCGCAGCCCCGCGGCGATCACGCCCTGGAGCCAGTCGGGGTCGTCCTGCTCTCCGGCTTTTGCGGCAGCGCCTCCCGCACTGCCGCCAGCACGTTTCCCCAGCCGTTGACCTCGAAGATCGCCTGCAGGATCTCCACCAGCCCGTCCAGGCCGATGGCCGGGTCCTCGCGCAGCTCCTTCTCCGGGATGCCGGAGAACCGAGCCACGAGCCCCAGCACGTACGGCGCGCCGGAGCCGGCGAGGTTTGCCACCAGCTGCACGAGCGCCTGCTCGTCCAGGGTTTTGAGCGCCTGCAGCACCTCCGTCAAAGACTTCCCGGGAAAGCAGGCGGAGAGCAGGTCCGCCGGCAGGTTCTGCAGCGCCTGCAGCGCCGCAAGGTACTCCCCCAGCGGCAGCCGGGGGATCAAATGCCCGCGCACGACCTTGCCGCCCGGAAGGCTCGGATTCTCCGCCTTCTTTCGGGCAAAGAGATTCACAATGTCCATGGTTTTCCTCCGCTACGCGCCTGCCGCCGGCAGGTTGTCGATGGTGTCCAGCCACGTCGAGTCGCCCGCCGTCGTGCCATCGCTCATGGCGTAGAGCTTGCCGTCCTGGATGCGCGTCTTGGCCGCCAAGGCAATCACATATGGCGTACCCTCCGTGTTCTGACCCTTGGTCGCGTACTCGGCCGTGATGCTGGTGACCGAGCAGGAGTAGTACTTGACCATGCGGTAGGTGCCGTCCGCCTTCAGCGCGCGGAAGCCGATGGCGATCTCCGGCGGGACCTTGCCCGGGCCCCAGGAGTAGACGCCCTCCTCCTGGTCGTAGTCCGCGCCGTCCAGCGCCGCCATCAGCGGCAGGCCCAGCTCGATCACCGTGATTTCCAGCGTCTCGCCCGTAAAGTCCGCGCCGCTGTCCCAAATCTGGTCGTCCGCAAGGATCGAATAGTCCTCGGTGGAGCGATCCATGGTGGCGCTCTGCGCGCCGGGGATGGCCTCCATCTCGCCGGTGGTGTAGCCCGTGTCGTCGTTCTTGCTCACCGGCCAGTAGCGCAAGCCCGAAAACCCTTTAACATACTGCTTGCCCATTTTATCCTCCTTACACTGTCCTTCGGTATTGCATGCTCTTGTGGTACAGCCCGAACGCGTCCGGCGCCATGTCTGTGGCCCCGGTCCGGGTAAAGCCCAGGCCCTTCATGGCCGCGTCCGCGCGCTGCGCGAGCGGCGGGATCTCGCCCGCCGCCCGCGCCCAGACGTCCACCGCGTATTCGATCTCGCAAAGCGCCGTCTCGTCGTCCGCGAAGACCGTCTCCGCGTTTTCCACCTCGAAAAAGCTCAGGCACGGCTCGACGGCGTCCACCGGCGGCGCGAGGAAGTGCGCCCGCCCCGGCAGCGCCGCGTCCAACGCTTCGTATACCGCTTGTCTAAGATCCGTCATGTTTCAGCACCTCCTCTTCTCGCACCGTCCCGGCTCCGCCGCGCCGGTGTTCCGGCCTGCGGGCCCCCTTCGGGGTGTCCTCGGCCTTCAGGG